TGGTTTGCACAGTAGATAAGAAAGACGGCGAGATTTATAAAGACTGCGTTATGGATTACTTCAAGCCTGGTGATTGTACTTTTGCTATTGAACTGCATGACCTTGGCAAAGGCAAACACTCTTGCAAATATTGGGTAGAGACCCATGACCGGCAACCGTTAATCGACCTGATAGCAAGGCTCACGCAATACAACGAGTGGCGCAGGGGCGCAGAGATTGAACAGCCGGATCCTAAGCAATTGGGCCAAGATATAGAAGATGCTATCGCCCTTATTCAAGGGGTTCTGAAAGATGGATAAATACACAAGATCGGCATACCGACAGGATTGTACCGTAAGAATCCCTGCTGTTTGTAATTTTAACCCTGAGACCACGGTTCTAGCGCATTTAAACGGCGCAGGAATGGGTAGGAAGCACGCAAGCATACATGGGGCATACTGTTGCAGTAGCTGCCATAATTTGCTTGACGGACGCGCTAATCTACCTGATTGGCTTAAAGGCCAAGAGATGGAATACGTGATGGCATATATCAAGCTTGCACACCTTGAAGGCGTTATCAGGACTCAGGAATTAATGATAGAACAAGGGTTATTGAAGCTGTGATTAACCAACAAGCTGTGCTGTTCTTCTTAGAAGAAAACAAAGATTTTATTAAATGGCTTGAGTCTATAGGCGCAACAGATATAGAGGTTATTATCGAAGACTGGTCGGATGATACTCTCCGATGGAGCCATAACGGTAAACGAATCGAGGTTTCAGGGCTTTCGGGCAATGATTCTACAGGTGGCCTTTATACATCTATAACAGATGTTTTATAACACCTAGATCAATAGAATGAGTAAATACGCCAGACGGGTAGACGCTAACCAGCAGGACATAATCAAGGCACTGATGGCTATCGGCTGTACTGTGGCAGATACCAGTAGGGCGGGACAGGGCTTTCCTGATTTGGTCGTAGGGTATCGCGGCAAGAACTACCTGATAGAGTGTAAAAACGACAATATGCCGCCATCGAAGCAGAAGCTAAAAGAAACACAGGTAAGATTCCACGAATCATGGAGCGGGCAAATAGCCGTGGTCAATACGCCTGAACAGGCTGTTGCTGTGGTCACAAACAAGTAAAAATATTTTCGTTATTCCAAAAAAAGGTTGATTAACTAAAACAGTTTTAGTATTATGTACGCACTGAAACAAACAACCGAGGATCTAGCAATGACCGATTTAGAAAAATACAACAAGATGCAACGAGGCGCATGGCTCGGCAAAAGCGGAAGAGGAACGCTGAATGGCCGACTGGTGCAATTTAAATCGCGCCCTGGGCGCGGGACTAGTGGAAAGCTGAGGGTTACTACTTGGTATATCGACGGGCAGCGAGTAGCAAAAAAGACCGTTGATGACATGATGGGATTGATTCATGAAACCATCTGAAAAATGCAAACAGTCTGGACTATCCAGCCTGAAGGAACTAGCCGAGATCAGCGGCGAGTCAGTCCAGACCTTGAACAACTGGCACAAGAATAAACCAAGATTGTTCGAACTGGTGATACTTGGGTCTGTAACCAAAAAAGGAAACATGAGTTAACCCAAATTATAGGCTATAAGAGGTGATTATTATGGAGCTAATGCATTTGGAAAATGATAGGGCGAGAGCGGTAACGCTACTTTTACTAGAAGGTAGAAGCCCTCAATCCATTAGCTATCTTTTCAATGTGACCAGAGAACGGGTCAACTGCCTAGCGCGCAACTATATTACAGCATTACATAATCTAGGGGAGATAGATTCGGAAATTAAGCTTAAAGATATATATGAAAACAGAAAACAAATTATGGATGCAGTGCATAGGGCCGACGAAAGCAGAAGATAGCGAAAAAATACGCTATAATTGAAATTAACCCCTATTCGTGGTATTAGGGGTTAATTGTTTCAATCTATAGAAAAATGGCTTTAACCGCTAAACAAGAACAATTCGCTCAGAATATCGCTAAGGGTATGACTCAAGCCGATGCGTACAGGAATGCATATAACGCGGGAACAATGAGCGATAATGCTATATACGTCAGCGCATCACGTCTATTAGATGACGCTAAGATAAAGCTAAGGGTGGACGCACTAAAATCCGCACTAGCAAAAAAGGAACTTTGGACGCGGGAGCAATCAGTTAAAGGTCTAATAGCTGCATACGATATTGCCAACGAGGACCGCAATACATCCGGCATGGTTAACTCAGTCAAAGAGCTAAACGCCATGCATGGGTTTAACGCGCCTGCTAAGGTTGATTTAGGTGAATCACTGCTAGAGGTGTTCGCCAAGGTTGTGAAGAATGGAAGCAATTGACCAAGAATCAATCGTTCGCCAGGTTATCAGTAGGGCGACATTTGAGCCTGATTGGTTTTGTTCCGAACTATTACAAATGCCAAATGACCCATGGCAATCCGAAGTCTTTAACGCTATAGCAGATTTAGACCGCCTCAAGGCCGGAATAAAGACTCTATTTAACCATGAAGGTAAGCGCCGGTTTACTATCAAAGCATTCCATGGACCGGGTAAAACGCACTTTATAGCCAAATTGATGCATTGGTATAACTTCACGCGCAAAGGCCGGATAGTTGCGACAGCGCCGAAGGAGAAGCAATTAACGACTCGTTTATGGCCTGAGTTCAGGAAGATCAAAAGCCATGCAAAGCCAGAATATCAACAGTTTACCAAGGTAGACCGGACGGCTATCACATGGTTGGGTGATGTGGATTGGTGCGCTATCGCTGAAACAGCCGCGAACCCTGAGAACCTTGCAGGCTATCATGACGAGAATTTATGCTTTCTTGTCGAGGAGGCCAGCGGCGTTAATGAAGAACTATTCCCAGCCATTGAAGGCGCACTCACAACAGAAGAAGCCATTCTTGTCCTGATTGGAAACCCTACACGGACGCAGGGCGAGTTTTACAATTCGCACATGAAGAAGGGTACAAAGGAACTGTACTACCAGAAATCAATACAGCACCATGAAACACCAAGGATCAGCCAGGCATGGGTGAATGGCATGGTTGCCAAGTACGGTAAAGAATCGCCTGTCGTGCAGGTGCGCGTATTTGGGAACTTTGTTGATACCGAGGAAAACCAGTTACTTCCGCTGCAATGGGTCGTTGACGCATTTAACCGCGAGCATGTGCCGGATGGTTCCATTCCGCGTGTCAGGGTATCGGTAGACGTTGCAGACGGTGGCGAGGACTCGAGTGTAGTATCATCCGCATTACATTATGAGACGTTCTCGTTTTTCATCAAGCAGCAAGTGTTCAACTTTGCTCCAGCAATCGCGCCAATCGAGACAGCGAAAGCCGCCGCTAGAATATTTGATGCATTATCGGCACAATACCCGCATTGTGATGGTGATATAGTTGTTGACAGTGTAGGTGTAGGCGCTGGCACGGCTGGATGGTTGATCGATAAGCACTATCCGGTTGTGCGGTACATGGGCGGTGCTGGTAGCGACAATCCGAAGTTGTATCGAAACCGTCGCACACAGTCATATATCAGTTACCGTGACGCATTGCGGGATGGTCGTGTAGTATATGCCGATGATTATTTTGATCGTGATGACGAGGACGATTTTCTGGCGCAGCATACCAGCATTAAGACAAAGCCTGGTTCTGAACGAATAGAAGATTTAATGACGAAACAAGAGATGAAGGCCAAAGGTATCAAGTCGCCGGATATGGTTGACCCGTGTGCTATGCATTATGCAACACAAACACCGACTATAGGTCATTCATCGATTGAATTAACCGCTATCCCATCGATGGTGAAACAGGAGTGGTAATGTTCGAGGCAATAAAAGGCTACTTTGCTAAATCACCCACTGGGATAACTGTACAGACTGAGGATATTGCATACGCTGCAAATGCGTTAATGCAATCAGGGCAGTTTTCGCAATATAACCCTGATGACCTTTTGACACGTAAAGGTTATAAGATTTACAAAAAGATGATGACCGACGAACAGGTAAAAGCTGTGGTGCGGTTTCATCGCGACGCTGTCACAGGGCGTCATTGGCAGTTTGAGGATTGTCCAGAGCTTGAAGAAGAAGAAAACGAGATACGCAAGCAGATACTGACCAAGGTTGTTCAAGCGGTTCCTGGATCATTCAAAACCCGCTTAGATATGGTGATGAGTTCACTATATAACGGGTTTTCACTCGTTGAGAAATCATTCAACCTGATCGAACATGAGGGTAAATCGTGGGCGGGTGTCAAATCCTTAACGCTCAAACCTTTTGATACATTTTATTTCAGCCTCGATGACTATGGTCAGTTAGAGAAACTTGAACAGCAAACAGGCGGGTATGTTGTTGATCTGGATTTATCCAAGTTCATCCACCACGTCTGCAATCCTGATGTGCATGAATTTTACGGGCAGTCAGAACTCAGGGAAGCATATCGGGCTTGGTACTCAAAAGACACAACCATTCTTTTACAGAACATATACCTTGAGCGTGCCGCCGCTGGGTTTGTATGGGCAACACCGAAAGAGAACCACACACTAACCACTAAATCGCCAGAGTATCAAACGCTGGTTAATGTGCTGTCGAATATCCGCAGCAATAGCGCAATGATATTGCCGTCTGGTATTGATTTAAATATCCATAGCCCGACTGATACACAGGCGTTTGACCGCGCCATAACAGCGCATGACAAAGCCATAGCCAAGGCGCTATTGATGCCTAATCTATTGGGTCTGTCAGAACAAGGGCCGAATGGTTCACGCGCACTAGGCGAAACCCAGCTTGAAGCATTTTTGTGGATGTTGGACGCAGAGGCCAAACAGTTAGAAGAAACGCTAAACGAGCAGTTATTCGCCGACATTGCAAAACTGAATTGGCCGGATGGTTTGTTTCCTCGTTTCTGTTTAAAGGAATTATCCAACAAGCAGAAAATGGAAATCATTGATAAATGGGTTAATCTGACTGGTGCGCAAGTCGTGCGCAAGACTCAGGCTGATGAGGATCATGTGCGCGCCACTCTCGGGTTTCCTGAGTATGAAGAAGATGATGAGATAGAAGAGCCGGAACCAGAGGAAGAAACTGAAGAACCCGAAGAGGAATCAGAAGAGGAAGAGCTAGAAGATCCAAGCGAGGACGAAGAAACTCTAGTTGGGCAGGCGCGCGCCAGGGTATCTGCTGAAATGGCAAAAAAGAAAGCTATTGAACGAGTCGATTTTAAGGTTATCGAAAAGAAAAGCGATGATTTAGCGGTCAAGCATGTTGATGATTTATCCAAATCGATAGCCGAAGGCGTGGCTAAGATGCTAAATCCGTTTTATGAGAAAGAGTCTGTAACACCTGACGATATAAAGTCGCTCAAATTCGATGGACGCAGCAAGACAAAGATAAACAATCGGGCTAAATCCATGCTGACCGATGGCTGGATGTTAGGCGTGAAACACGCGAAAGATGAGGTGAACAAGTCTAAAGGCGCGACTATGTCTATTGATTTTGCCAGGCTTGATACGAATGCCGCTGAATATTTCGACGCCAAAGCGTTTAACATGACCGGCAAACTGACTGGCGATATGCTTTCGACCGCTGCTAATATCCTGCAAAACTCGATCAAGGATGAAAAACCGATAGGTGACACGGTGGACGAGATTTACCGGACGTTTGCATCACAAGGCTTTATTACGCCAGAGGATGCGCAAGCGCAGATGGCTGGAATCCTTGGCACACAGACAGAAAAAGCCACCACAGCTCGATTAAACAACGTGGTGCGTACAAATACATTTGAGGCGATAAACGAGGCGCGGTATAGTTATTTCACTGACCCTAATCTTGATGATTTTGTCAGAGCGTTAGAATATAGCGCGATAATGGATAGCCGGACTACTCAGATTTGCCAGCATTTAGATGGTCATATACATGACGCTAAAGGCGAAGTCTGGAACGCTGGCTTTCGTCCTCCGAATCATTACCAATGCCGGAGCTTGTTAATACCTGTTACAGAGTTCGACCACTGGGAGGAATCTCCATACCCTGAGATCGAGCCGCAGGAGGGCTTTAAATGATTAAACAAGAGATATTCGCAGCCGGTAAATGGAATGGATTTCCGTTTAATGTTGGTGACTTGCACAAGATGGCAAGCGCATTCAATAAGCTCAAGGATAAGCTTAAGGTGCCTTTGAAGATGGGGCACAATGACGAGCAGAAAATTACAGACGGTCAACCAGCTCTTGGTTGGGTGACTGAACTGGAAGTAGACGAAAATCAGACGCCTGCTAAACTGGTGGCAGTGTTTGAGGATATGCCGACGATCGTTACCGATGCTATCAAAAAGAAACTTTATCGCAATGTGTCCATTGAATTAGATTTTGATGTGACGCATAAAGGCGAGAAATACGATTATGTCGTTACCGCTGTAGCATTGCTCGGTGCGGATTTACCCGCCGTTAATGTGCTAAACGACCTGGGATCTTTTTTAGCGTCCAGAAACAGCGATATGCCAGCAAGCGAATATTCCGCAAATAGGCATTTTACCTTTACCGCAATTTCCGAAGAGGAACGAAATATGAAAACCGTTGAAGAATTGCAAGCGGAACTGGCGCAGAAAGAAGCAGAGCTGGCTACCGTGAATGCAAAATTTACGACCTTGGAAACAAAGTCACAAACCGAAATCGACGCAATGAAAGCCAAGTTTGCGGCAATCGAGCAAGCGCAAAAAGCGGAGCAGGTTAAAACAGCCCGCGCCAAATTTACCGCTATTCTTGAGGATGCCGTTAAAGCACAAGCGATCACACCGGCACAACGCGAGACTTTCGCCGCTGTCCTGCGCATCGATAATGATGAGGAAGTCGTTAAACTGGACGAGGCCAAAGTTAAGGCATTGTTTGCAACTACCAAGGTAGAAAGCGAGCAAACCGGACACCAAGGCTCGAATCTGGACGACGACCGCCCTGATACTTCCCTCGCTTCCAAGGTGGATCAGTACATTGCGAAAACAGGCGAGAAAGACTACGGTCAAGCCCTGTTTACAGTAATGCGAGCTGAACCCCATCTGGCAGCGCAATACATTGACATGAATGGCGAGGTGCAATAATGGCTACGCAAAATGAGTTCAATACTCTCACAATCTCGGCAGGCGCTGACCTGTCGGCAGCACAGTACAAAGCTGTTGTTGTGGCTGGCACTATCGCCGCTAACAGCACCGCTATTGGCTTGCTGCAAAATAAACCGGCAGCGTCTGGACGTTCGGCCACTGTCGGTTATTCCGGTATCATGAAAGCCTATGCAGGCGCAGCGATTACGGCTAATTCCCGTCTCGCTGTTACTACATCCGGCTGGATTATTACCGCCACGTCTGCCGACATTAGCGGCGGGTTCTCGGTAGGGAAAGCATTGGTTGCGGCTGCATCCGGTGATTTGTTTACCGGTGTTTTTGACTTCGTTAAATAGGAGGATATAGCTATGAGACGTAAATTCGGAGCTACAGCGGAGTCATTGCATATTGACCAACTGCTGTCTAACGTGGCGATTAACTACCGCCCCATGGGTATGATTGCCGACATGGTATTCCCGGTTGTTCCTGTACAGAAACAATCTGACCATTACGCGATCTTTTCACGCGCTGATATTCTGCGAATCGAGAACACCGCTCGCTCGCCGGGTACTGAAGCAAACAAAGTTACTCGCGAAACTTCGAGCGATACTTATTTTGCTGATAACTACGCGCTGAAATATCCGGTAACAATCGAGGACAAGGCCAACGCTGATCCAATCTTTGTACAACAACTGCTTAACGGCCGTGTCGAGTACATTATGGATAAGCTGGGCCTGGACTGGGAAAACCGTATTGCATCACTTGTCACTAACACGTCTAACGTGGGTTCGAGTGCTGCGGTTACATCCGGCTGGACCGACCACACCAATTCCGACCCGCTCGGCAACCTGGAAACTGCCATTTACAATGTAAAAGACAGTACCGGAATGAAGCCGAACCGTATCGTAATGGGCGAATCAGCATGGCGTAATTTCCGCCGCAATGATGCAGTGCGCAACCTGATTTATGGTACGAATAATGGCGGTGGATATGTCAACCAAACGCAAGCGGCAAGCCTGCTGGAAGTTGATGAGATCCTCGTTGGTGGTGCATACAAGAACACAGGAAACGAAGCGCAAGCTGAAAGCCTGAGTCAGGTATGGGGTGATAATGTGCTGATTTATTTCAGTGCAGAGCGCCCGTCTGTTGACCGTCCATCGTTCGGCTACTCGTTCCGCTGGTCTGCGCCCGGCTTGCCGAATATGCAGGTTGAGCGCCATCCGTATGATACCCGCAAAAAGGCCGAAGAGGTCGAAGCCGGATATTATCAGGATGAGAAGATCACAGGTTCAGACTATGGCTTCCTGCTGACAGCGGTTAACTCGTCCACCTAATCGACACCGCCCCCCTACTAGGGGGGCATTTTTTAGGAGTGAAATAAATGCCTTTAACCCCACATAAAGACGACCCAAATTACGTTCCACCAAAGAAACCCGGTAGACCGAAAAAAGATGCCGCTGACGTATCACGCTAAAGATGACAATTACGGTGGACCGCGAAAGCGCAGACCGCCCGGCGTTATCTCAGTTATTAATCCAAAAGCAACACACGGCAAGCGCGGCTTTGATGACAAAAATCAATGCATCGCGCATGCTGACAAACACTCGCCCGGACCTTACGGCATAGGCGAATGGCCCACGCCATGGGGTGTGGAATACGAATGGTTTTATCCTTCACTGGAGTCATAAAATGGAATACGATGCAAATTGGTATAATACTCAATACGCCGACAGTCAAAGTCGGTATGGGCAGCGCTATGCAAAAAAATCCTTTCCTATATGGGCTGAACAGAAAAACAGGTTATACGCACAGTTTGTTATTGCGCTCACTGGGAAGCAACCAAAAGACGTGCGTGTTCTTGATCTTGGGAGTGGTGAGGGCCATTTTGTCGATGCTTTTCGCGCCGCTGGTGCTGATGTCATTGGGGCCGAGTGGTCACATGTGGCCGCAGACAGGCACGAATTGGTGCAGTGTCTGGATATAACAGACCTTTCCTCAATACCTAGCGGATCGTTTGATATTGTCTGGTCTACACAGGTATATGAGCATTTAACTGATGATCAGGTTATATCGTCATTCCGCCATAATAGCCGGATAGCACCCGTTCAAATGCACATGATTGCGGACAGGGTAGGTAATGACCCTAGCCATATCAACATAAAACCAGCAGTAGATTGGGTCGAGTTATTCGCAAGCATTTCAGATCGGAACGTATTTGCAATCCCTGACCCATTACATCCGTTCGATGATGTGATCTACTGCGAAATGGAGGCCCTTCCTCCTTTAATGCAGGAGGTGTTACAGCGTAATCTCAGACATGAATCTATTTAATCGGGACAAAACAATGCAAGCAGTAGATAAAGGATGGTATGAGCAACAATACAGCAATCCACATAGTGATTATTCTAAATGTTATCGCAGCATACCAGACTGGGCACATGGGAAAAATGTTTATCATGCTGCATCATCTGTTTATTTGTGCGGGCTTGATCCAAGAGGTTTAAAAGTGTTGGACTTAGGGTCTGGGCTAGGCCACTTTGTTAATGCGTTCGAGCAAATTGGCGCAATAGTGCAAGGCGTGGAAATCAGCGAAACCGCCGCACGTAATAAACCTAATATAGATTGCGGTGACGTAACTGATCTAAGGAAATATGAGGGACAATATGACATTGTGTTTAGTAGCCAACTGTTTGAGCATTTAACAGATGAGGAGGTCAAGAAAACATTTATAGGCAGTATAAAGGCAGCTCCTGCACAAGCTCATTTTATTGCCGACGCAGTTGGTAACGACCCTACACATATCAACATAAAAACACCGCAAGAATGGGCTGAATTTTTAGCGCCAATCGCTGCTGATTTTGGGCGAACGTTTATTGTTTGGCATGGTCCGTTAGTTCATCGCAATCCGGTTTTTTTAACACTCGAAAACGTACCAACTTTTTTAGCTCAATCACATTATTGTAATTTAAACAACCTGGCCTAATTAGGAGTAATTATGCAAATTGTAATGCACTGCATGGGTATGCCGTTTAACGGCACCACAATAGAACACAGTTCGCTCGGTGGTAGTGAGTCTGCCGCTTATTATGTCGCAAAGGAATTGGCGAAGAATCACAGTGTAACGCTGTTTACTATGTCGCAAGATGAAGGCATATGGGACGGCGTTAAGTATGTTTATTGCGGTGAGCGATCAGAGCAACACCCGCTAGGCGATAGGTTCCATTTTTACGCAACGTCAACACCGCATGACGTATGCATTATTCAGCGTAGCCCTGTCGCGTTTCGATTCAAATGGGCGTCCAAGATTAATCTATGGTGGGTGCATGATTTAGCATTGCACCGGACCGCTGGCTTAGTCAATGACATGATGTGGAATGTTGATGGCGTGTTGTGCGTTAGTCAGTACCACATTGACCAACTGACCGGCGTCTATGATATTGATCCTGCGATCTGTCATAACATCCAAAATGGCGTTGACCTGTCACTATTTGAACCGCACGCACGCAAGCCAGAAAAACCGTATCGACTACTTTATACAAGCCGACCAGAGCGAGGACTTGAAAGCCTGGTCGAAGAAGGCGGGATTATGGATGAACTGGGCACTGATTATGAGCTGGGCGTGTGCTGTTATCAAAACGTGACGGCTGAAATGGAGCCATATTATCGTTATCTGTATCAGCGGATTGATGACCTACCGAATGCAAAGAATTTTGGCTATCTAGACAAGAAAGCACTAGCTAAAACAATGTCAGAATGTGATTTGCAGGTATACCCCACTACATTCGAGGAGGTCTCTTGCATCACCGCAATGGAAACAATGGCGTCCGGGTTGCCGTTAGTTACTAGCAGTTTCGCCGCATTGCCTGAAACATGCGCCGATTCCGGCAGTGTGTTAATCCCGATTAATGGCGATTATGATGATCCATCGATTGAGCAAAGCCGATTTGTTGAGCAGATTAAAAAGATTTGCGAAAACCCTACGCGGTGGAATGCGTTAAGTGAAAGCCAGATCAAAGCAGCAAAGCTGAAAACATGGTCAGATGTAGCAGGCCGTGTTTTGAATATTATTGCTGATTGCTTTAGCGGTCAGTCTGAATCATCGATTGCTAAACGTCTATTGGCGAATAGCGATATATACGCACTGTCATTTTCCGATGACCCAGACCCACTGCTAGACCATATCAAACAGGACGTAAATCATTGTTATGCGTTTACTAATGATGATGTTTGGGACGATCACTATAAAAGATACTATGAATACGAAAAAGCCAGAGGTGTAGATTATGGCCCTGAACAAATGGAGGGGGATACACGTTTTGAAACAGTTAGCGCGGGAATTGATAGTTTACCTGGTGGCGCTGTTGTACTTGATTACGGGTGCGCTCACGGGCATTACACGATTTCTTTGGCGAAAAGGTTTCCAGAAAAAACCTTTATCGGAATCGACATTACACAAACCAACGTGGATAAAGCCAGACAATGGGCCAAGGATGAAGGTCTTGAAAACGTATCATTTGAAGTCGGAGAATATAAAAACGGGTTTCCACTCCAAACGAATACACTAGATTTGATTATCGCCGCTGAAGTTCTGGGACACATGGCAGACCCTTGGGATTGCACCGATAAGCTTGAATCGTATTTGTCCGATACCGGGAAAATGGTGATTACTGTACCGTTCGGACCTTGGGAGGCGATCGGCTATAGAGAGCATTACCCTTGGCGCGCCCATGTGCATCATTTCGAGCGCGAAGATTTGTCTGACGTATGGGGAAGCAAGACTGATTATCAATGCCGCGTCATTCCTCACGGACCAGAAAAGACAGGCGACCTATTAGGCAGTCATATTGTGACCTATACAAAGGGCGGCGCTACTGGACGCATTAACTATGCACGAAAGCTAAAACAGACAGTAGGCAAACCGACAATCGCACTGTGCATGATCGTTAAAGACGCTGAAGAATCGCTGGCACGCTGTCTGAATAGCGTTATTGATTATGTAGACGAGATCATCATTAATGTTGATGAGCACACACAGGACACCACGAGCGACATTATCAGCCGGTTTGAATCTCAAAATCCGATGATTCGTTTTGATGTTCGAGAGGGAAAACCCGCTACAGAAATCGGCTTTGATCAAGCAAGAAATGATGTAATTGAACGTGCAAATGCTGACTGGATCTTATGGCTAGATGATGATGAGATAATCCATAACCCGCAATCCATGATTCCATATCTGCGTAACAATCAATACAACGGCTATGCAATCCCACAACATCACATGAGCATTGAGCCAATGGGCGTGCTTAAAACTGATTTGCCGGTTAAGATTTTCCGCAACAACAAAGGTATTCAGTTTTTCGGATGCGTGCATGAACATCCCGAGCGCGCCATGAATAAAGGCGTTGGTCGAGTGATTACATTACCCAACGTATCTATTGTGCATGATGGTTATCCCGACGAGTCAGTAAGGCGCGCCAGGTTCGCCCGTAACATTGGACTGATGATGAAGGACCGCAAGGAAAACCCTGATCGAGTGCTGGGTAAAATGTTGTGGGTTCGCGATTTGGCGCAGTCAATCAAGTTCGATATTGAGCGCGGTCGGCAGTTATCACAAGACATGGTTCACCGCGCCAAAGAGGGCGTTGGATTATGGCGTGAACTGCTGAACGATAATCTACGCATGGCTGTTGATAGTCTGGATTATTATTCATCTTTGGTGACTGTGTTAAATCCAAAAACGGCGATAGATTACAAGTTTGGCGTATCGGTTAAAAGCGCGTCAGGCGGCATACAGGACGATATACAGACCTATTCAGGGACTTTTGAATCGATAGATGATGCCAAAATGTTTAGAAATGCTGTAGAATCAGCAAAGACTAAAGGGCTTTATAGCAGGTACAAATAATGGCGTTTTGTTATGTTTCGACAATCTGGATTTGTATAGTGTGAATGTGGAAATTCTCGAACACATCAACCTTGCGCAATTTGGTGTTGCCGCGCCATTTATTGCCTATCTTATTTGGCAAAATGTGCGGTTAGCGAAGGCTGTTGAGAAATGGCAAGACAAATATACGTCACTGTTGGAAAATCAGAGCAAGGACTATATTGGAGCCGCTCAGACGTTCGAGAAAGTTCTAACAGCATTACGGATTGGATCGTGAATCTTCTACGGCGCAAAACGCAGAAGGAAGAGCATATAGACCACATGGAAACGCAAAGAAATATCAGTGCTGAGTTACTGCAAAAAGCACTGAGAGAAATGGAATTAGCTTTAGAAGAACTTAGTAAAAAGGAAGATAAAAAATGTCAAAAATAAAAGACTTTCTTTCAGGTGCAGTGATTATGAGCGCGGGCACAAGGCAAGTGCTAGACGAGTTTAAATCTGACATACAGATGATAAAAGGCATGGTTGAACGGTTGGAACGCAAAGTGGATGGGCACATGAATGATGAAATACACGACTTTAAAACTGTCCGGGCACACATTGCCGAAGTCGTAGACATTTTGCGAGAGTTGAAACTGTGATACAGGTAGTTAATAAGCGGTTTTATAAAATCGGCGCAGTAGGCGTGACGGATATACCGAAATCTGGGTCACAAACTGTCGAAGCAATTGCTGATGTGGTAATGGATGATAGCTCGTTGTGCCAGGTGTCTAATTTAATCGCATTTATCCGTGAGCCAATTGATCGACTAAAGAGTTTATATAAATTTCAACGGTATGTTTACCACCTAGCCGAACAACCAATCAGGTGTTGGAATTGTTTTATTGAATGGGTATTGGAGACTGACGAAATACACGCCAAACCACAAGCTGATTTTCTTTTCGGTACAGAGACATTATACAAACTAGAGGAAATGGATAGTGTATTGCAGAGGTTAACAGGGACTGTTGTTGAGCGTAAAAACCAGACAGCAATGGCAGTGCCTTACACAGATTACAGAATAGATGATATTCGTGATAAGTATCAGGCAGACATGAAATTATATGCAGGATTATAATGGCTGATTTTTATTCATTAGTTTGCTGGGGAGGGAAAGACGGGTATACAGTCACGTTTGATGCGTCCTCTCAACACTGCAATTTTGCAGCCTTTACAGGGATGGTTAAAGGTTTAGCCGTTGTATTCACAACAACTGGATCGCTGCCAGCAGAGGTTTCATCAGGAGTTACCTATTATATTGGCAACATCTCTGGCAATACATTTGATATTTATGACACTAAATCTAATGCGTTAACAGGTGGCGCAACTGGTAAGGTTGCTATTAGTGGCGCTGAAGCAGGGACGCATACCTGTACGTCCGCATACTGGGACGGACTCTCAACAGCACAAAAAGCACGCTATGGTACAAGCGGTAGTGAGCGCGCCTACCCGTTCTTAGGTACATGGCAGACAACCAGAAATGGCGTGCCAGCAGCAACGGATAATGAAATTGTTGAAATTGGCGAGGCGTTTTATGAGCTTCTGTCAACCGCTTTAAACCCGGATATAGGGGTTGGCTCTGTAGTAGTACATACCAAGGTTGCGGGTGTGCGCTCATCGGGCTTTCATAACGCTCAATATCCCTCATCCTTAACAGCGCCAAGCGTTGATGATGGTTATTTATTTCGACAAACGTCCAGTTACCTAAATGCGATTTCCGTTGGTGCGTTTAATATTCAGTTTGACGGCATTATCATTGTGCAGGACGGGAGTAATGGCTCCGCGTTTGTTATCGGTGGCGGGTTAAATGCAATAAAAAACTGTATCACTACTACTAACGGTGGCGGGTTTAATAGATATGGAATAACGGTTGGTGGTGCTGCAAATGTGGTACACAACAATCTAGCGATTGGGTTTGCAACACGGGGTTTTAATTGCTCAAATTATAATGGTGGTGCCAACTATGTTGTTAATAATACTGCTGTTAAAAATGGAACCGGATTTAGTGGCGGTTCGCAAACAGCAGGGTTGTATTACAACAATGTGTCGGTAGGTAATACGACTAACTGGGGTGCTATACCGGGGTCCCTGCAACGAGCCGCTAACAACGGGGGTGCTAGTGGCGACACGCCATGGTATGTCACTACTGACACAGGCATAAAAACACTCACCGCCGATAACACCACGTTTGTAGATTATGCAACCAATGATTTACGTCCTGCCAGCGCATCATCAGCACTGTATGATGCAGGTGTCACGATACCCGGAGTAGGCGCGTTAGATATTAATGACGACCTGCGGCCCTCATATAATAATGGAGGGGCTGAGGCGTGGGATATTGGGTGCTATGAATTTGATAATGGTTTTGGATTGCCACCAATTACTGTCACATTCACAGGGATGGAAGATGGCAGCACAATTGCTATTTATCCCACTGGCTCACAAACACCGACTACAAGCGTAGCATTATCGAGTGGAGATTATAATCCCTCAGGAGTAGGTGAAACCACTTACGATTATACAGTGAGGAAAAATGGTTATGATCCTATCAGAGCAACCGGAGTCGCTTTTTCTGACGGGTTAACCATTACAATCAATCAATCTGAGGACGTTATTTATAATGCATTGCATAGCCTAACTCATGGTGTTGATTGGACATGGACAGAATCAACAGGAGCTATGACGATTGCAGCGAATCAGGAGGGCAGGGATTTATATTCAGCTTTAATTGATTATTTTACGGATCATGCGAACACACAAGTTAGAAATGTAGATTTTCGTTTACAAGCGATTGGCCCTTACCGGTTTGATTTTACATTTGGCACAACTATTGATTCGGGCGATATACAGTTTTGGAAAGGCGCTGGGATGGTTTGGTATAACTCATCCGGCGCGATTATTAAAAAATTCTACTTCATCAATAGCTCTAATACACTACAAGCCGGTACTGTTGTCGGATATACACAAACCAATGCAGGCACACCAGTAGCATCCACGCTAGTCAGTAATAAAGTTGGTGAGGTTATCCAGTTTTACGAGGACACAAACGGCGATGGCACACCGGATTACAACCGCAATACGCATTTATTGTTCAAAGCGTTTAAAGACGGGTATTACCAAGCGCGCTATGACTTCGTTTCTGATGGAGGCATAACTGAGTTCGAGCCGTATCAATACACATGCTTGTTGACACAAACCGCTATTGCTGGAACTACAGGCGACCAAGGCGTAACGATCACTACGCTGACAGATCACACAGGCGCGCCGCTATCTGTTGGAGGCAAATCGTTTGATTACGAACTAGTAGACCCTGGTACAACCACGGCTGAGGTGCTTTTAGCGCAACACAATTACAATGTATATAACGCTGTCAATACGCTCATCACAACCGCGTTATACACTTCCTACGTTGCGTTTGAGCTACCTGATTTGATTATTGAGGCAGGCTCGAACTATGAAACAGAAGCAGGATTTTTTGAAGGTGATGGATTAGCGACTGATAGAAGTGGCGTCTATGTTTCACGTTCAGGCGACCATCCAGATATTACGCGCTTCCAATCCAATGACTTGAGTTACTACACGCCAACTGTTACAGCGAACTATACCGGCACAAACCTTCCTGACAATGTAGGCGGCGATACAAGACTACAAATCGAGAACCTTACCGCTATTAGCGCAAGCGCATGGCAAGCCGCTACAGCATATACAGCAGGCGATATAGTATTGAGAACCACAGGAGTCGGGACAGAAAGCACAGCAGGATTGTATTTCCGTTGCACAACAGGCGGCACAAGTGGCGGCACTGAACCGACATGGGTTATCACAACACCTGGTACAAGCACTACAACAGACAATACCGTCACATGGACCTGTTATGCCATCCTGTTTTATGACCAAGACCCTGCTGGAACAGGTGTTTCAGGATCATACGTCGATGGCGAGGAGTTTAAATCAGGTGAGACAGCGCGCATAACTTTTGCGCACATGAACGGCGGAACCAGTTTTGAACTAGGAAGAACCACAGCGGCGGTATCGGTATCAGGATTTAGTTTTGATGCGAGTCTGTTTGTTAGCGCAGATTCTGTATTTGCTACCAATGCCATAGACGGTAGTACCCGCACAGAATTTACAGCCGATTATACCGACACCGAAATTGATGTGAGTTCAGATACTGACTCAACACCAGAAAACGCCTATGCGTGGTATTGCTACAATCTCACAACATCACTAGGCATGTATAAGTTTTGGGGCGCTGTCACTGCGATAGACGCTGGTAACTATCGGAACAATGTCGATATTGCTGGGATAAAGTTCGACAACACAACAACAGGGTCAGTTAGTTTACAGGGTTCAGGCTCTCGGTTTTTCCGTAGTGATGGCGCAAACCCTGAAAAGATTCCAACTACGTCAGGCTATGGTGTTTCTATTACGTGGGAAATACCTGTGTATCAAATCAGTGTGAGCGATCAATCTGTTAATCTCGCGACAGTGCAGGCAGGGACGGCAGGTATCAAGGCAAAAACAGATCAATTAACATTCACAACGCCAAACGTAGTCGATGCATCCGCTAGTGTTAGTGAGGCGTCAATCAGATCAGCAATCGGCATGGCCTCTGCAAATCTTGATACACAACTAGCAGCGATCCCGACCGATACTGCCAGCCCTGCCGATGTAGCCAGCGCGATAACAGCGGCTGACATTGCAACAGAAACCGCACAGACTGCGCAGGGTGTAAATATCACGGCAATCCTGGCCGACACAAACGAACTGCAAACCAATCAAGGCAACTGGTTGACTGCGACCGGCTTTGCTACCGTTAACCCTGATAATGCAGGCATAGCAGCGGCACAAACAGCGGCAGAATCAGCCGATGCCAAGGCGACAACAATTGAGACTAAAGTAACAGATATGCACAACGAACAGGGGCTTGATGCAGCAGACCCAGTGACTATTTCTGGTGATGGCGAGACAAGTTCAACAATAACCACCACCCGCGTGACGAAAACAATCACGCCGACGAGCATAACGAGGACGCCATGACGCCGTTACTTGTCGTGACTAAGGGATATATACCATGCAGGACAACATTAAAACTTGCTACAAGGGGTTTTATAGGTATTTGCGGAAGCATTGCCACAATCGCAGACATTGAGATGCGCTTGCGCTTGTCTGATACAATAATGTATATGGTCAGGCAAGTTATAAGCGTAGCGTTAAAAAAGGTTAATATTGAGCAATCAATGGCACGGGTGCATAATCCAGAGATGAACATTAATAAACTGGATATAGCATTAAGCGTAAACCAAAAAGAGATCGAGATTAAATTGATATGATCGAAGCATTGATAGGCGATACGCTGCAAATAACCTGGGTTAGTTCTGGCTCAACTGCTAACCCTATTAACTATGCGGTTTATAACGGCTCTGAAACGCTCGTTGATAGCGCCAGTATGACGGATAGCGGCAACGGTCATTATTACGGGCTGCACACTATACCTAGTTCTGTAGGGTTTTATTCTGTGTACACCGAGGCCACGGTATCGGGCAAGCCGTATCGACGCTATACGAATTACAAAGCCGTGAAAGGTGAGGTCTAATGGGTAATTATGCAGACTGGGAAGATGTAGCCGGACGCTATCCCAAAATATCGACGGTTGTGGATAGTCAGGAATTGCAGGCTAGTTATCTTGCTGGCGTTGAAGCGATTATGAATAGCTATCTAGC